GTAAATAAGCACAAAAAAGGTGTATGCTGGTTGCATGACAGATTTTCTATTAGCAATCAGCATCCCTTTGCTTATTTGTAGCTATGCCGCAGTCGGCGTCTATGCCGTACACCTTTACGACAAGCTTAAGCGCGTCGAAAAGCAGCTAGAAGCGGAACATTTTAAGAAACTTCACGGCGAAACCGACCATCCAGAACCTAAAGCTGACCCGTTGATCCCGCCTGAGCTAGCCACTCTGCTTGGTGTTGTTGCTCCGGCACCATCAAAGCCAGAGTCAAAGGCACCTTCAACCCCCTCCAACGACGAAATCATCGAAATTCTTAAGAAAAGCTTCAAAGAATCTAGAAAAAACACCGGCGAGAGCGGCAAGAACCAGGGAAAGCGTAAAAAATGACCCTTTTCTGGATTTGCTTTTTTATTATTGGTGCTTTAGTATCGAGTCTTGTAATACTCCTGGTCATCAGCGCCGCGATCGTGGCCATTGGCAACGATTATGACGACGCAAACGACATTTACTTCCCGAAAGGACCTAAAAATGACTACGAAGGTAAGTCTTAAGGTTACAAGCTACGCCCAGCTGCGCGATACGCTCCACCACAGCGGTCTATTTGATATGACCGACTGCGATATCAAGCTCACCTGCCCCGAGGCATCTCCAGTAGAGGAGATCGAGCGCATGATTAATGTTCTCGAGTCCGTTATCAACGTTGTTAATGTTGATGTCGTGATCGATCGATTCGCGTTCGAGTATCTGGTGGACATCCACGAGGTTCCAGTTGACAATGCGCGGGGAAAAAGTAAGTAACCAGACCTCCTAAACCCCGATTTGACTTTTCAAACCCTACCTGATTACAATCAAGATATGGAAAATACAATGACAACCGAAACTCAGTACATCAAGAAGAACCAGCAGCTACCTCAGGACATCCATGACATCTTTAGCGAGATCATCAGTAACGACGTCCGCGATCAACTGATCAGGGAGCTTCGCCAGACTGGCTGGACCTTGGAGTCTATCTCCCTGGCCTCTAAGCTGACCCGCGAACGTGTTCGACAGATTTCAAATACCGTTCCAGAAGCCGAGTTCAACGTGCGCGATGTTATCGAGATTCCAGAGCCTCCAATCAAGGTCGAGAAGCCTAAGCCAGTTTACGTTGAGCCACACCCTGACACGCTAGCTCGACTCTTAGAGTTGCAGCCATACGCACAGCAGGTCCGCTCTAACGGCAAGAAGTACCGTGAGGAAGCTGAGGAGTATACCAAGCTACTCAACCACGCTCACACTGTTGAGGGTGTAACTCTCTACCGTTTGGCAAAGCGTCTCGGCGTAACTCACGGTGCACTCCGTTTCCGTCTTGTCCGCTACGGCTACAAGCAGCCAGTGACTGCAACCTCTAAGGTTTACACACCTATTGTTGCTGAGAACCGTCTAAAGTAATGTCCGGTTTCAAATACTCTGCCACCTCGCACCTGGACATTGACCGTCCAGAGCGTTACGTCAAGCAGCTGAACTCACACTTGTCTAAGAAGGCGGCCCTCCAAGAGGGCTTCCTTCTTTTTCCAGGTCTAGGGGCAGGTCTTGCTACTGCTACCGATAACGGCGTCCAGCTAAACGCATATGCCGATGACGAGGAGAGCCTAGCCAAGGTTCAAAATATTCTTGCCAAGCACCTCTACAAGTTTGCCAAGGTCCAGGACCGGGATCCTTTTTGGAACTCCCTCAACTAACATGCTAAGGTAGCGGGTAGACTAACCCAATGGGCAAATCAATAATGGAGATTCTTGCCGCTCTTCCGGAGGAAGAACGCGCTGCAGCTCTCGAGGGCATGGATCCGGAGCACCTTCTCTGGGACTGGTCTGTCTGGGGTCGTCCAGAGCAGCAGGCTCCTGAAGGCGACTGGAACATCTGGCTCGTCTTAGCCGGACGTGGTTTCGGTAAGACCCGCTTAGCCTCGGAGTGGGTTCGCGAACAAGCGAAGTACACAACCGAGGGCCAGAGACGATTGGCGCTGTTTGCGCGAACCGCCGCTGACGTACGTGACGTTATCGTTGAAGGTGAGTCTGGCATTATGAATGTCACCCCGCCATCCGAGAAGCCACTATACGAGCCATCGAAGCGTCGTCTAACTTGGCCCAATGGAAACACCGCCACCCTCTTCACCGCAGACGAGCCTGACTCACTCCGTGGTCCTCAGTTCACTCACGCATGGGGCGATGAGATTGCAGCTTGGCGTCAAACTCCTGATGCCGCAGGTATGACCGCGTTTGACAACCTCCGCGTTGGCACTCGTCTTGGTGCACACCCGAAGATTCTGGTTACCACCACCCCGAAGCGTACTCCGCTTCTCTACAAACTTATTGAAGAGCAAAAGACGGGTCGCGTTGCCATTACCCGTGGCTCAACCATGGACAACGCAGGTAACCTTGCAGGCGCCTATCTCGACACCATGCTTGGTGTTTATGAGGGCACTAGCCTTGCACGCCAGGAGCTATACGGTGAGATGCTTGAAGCCATGGAAGGTGCTCTGTGGACCGAGGAGTCTATCGAGTCCGGACGCGAGGCTCAATATCCTTTCTCCACACCTCTACGCATTATTGGCGTTGACCCTTCTGTTGCCGAGAACCCGCGTGACGAGTGCGGAATTGTTGTTGTTGCCTCTAGCGCAGAGGGTGACCTTTATAAACGCAACGCCTGGGTGTTAGAAGATGCATCAATCCACGGTTCGCCGGACACGTGGGCAAATCAAGTTGTAAAAATGGCTCGCAAGTGGGGTTGCCCAGTTGTAGCTGAAGTAAACCAGGGAGGCGCACTTGTACGAAACGCGATCAATACAATCGATCCAACTATTAAGGTCCTTGAGGTCCACTCCAAGCAAGGCAAGGCTCTTCGTGCAGAGCCTATCACTCTTGCGTATGAGCAGGGTCGAGTACATCATGTTGGTTATTTGGCTGATCTTGAGTCTCAGATGATTTCCTGGGTGCCTGGGGAGGGTAAGTCGCCAGACCGAGTTGACGCCCTCGTTCACGCACTCACTGCTCTGCTAATCAAGCCACCAGCCGGTTTTTCGGGTGGAAAACTACGTGCAAAGAGCCTAGGAGACCGTAAAATCGGCATTCCTGGCGCTAGTAGGGGCTTTCAGGGCCGTAGCGGAGGCTTTAGGGTCCGATGAAGATCGTTAAAGATGTTTTTCCTGCCCATGTTGCGGTAGTACCGGCTGGTTTTACCGAAGACGTGACAGAAATTAAGTCTGCACCAGCTACCGAGGGCGCTTACTATGTCTCGAAGACTAGAGTTGTACTCACGGAAGATGTAATCACGATTGCAGTCGATGGCCCTGACGGTGCTTCTATTATTTTTTATGAAAAGTATGCAGAATACGTCCCGGAGCTCCAAAAAGGTGGCGATATCCGGGTAATAACCGACTCGGGCAAGATAGTTGCCTTCAAAAAGGACACAAACTGCGGTTGCGGGTCTAGACTTAGAAGTTGGAACCCCTACAAAACGCTAAACTCGATTAAGGACATGTAATGACTCAGGTAGATATCTTCACTTTTGTCATTCTCGCCCTAGCTTCTATCCGATTGACGCGTCTAATAACTATTGACGTAATTTTTGAACCGATCCGAGAGCGTATTTGGAAGAAATTTCCTCCGCACTACGGCTTTGGCTACCTATTCACTTGCAGCTGGTGTACTGGTTTGTGGGCTTCCGCTGCTGTAATTGCTTTGTATTTAGTAGTACCACCAGTTGGCTATGTGGTATCATTAGTGTTGTCTATCTCAACAATTGTTGGGTACATAGCTTCGCGTATCGATTGACAGGGAGTCCCACTTGGGCATTTTTAGACGTAACTCTAAGCAGACCCCGGCAGGTCCCCGACCTACCGGAATACGTGGTTCTGCTCCGAGAAGCGCGACCTCAATCGCACCCGGAATTTCAGTAGACTCCTTCGGGCTAGTTTATGCAGAGCCAGTATCTTATAACTCACCGCGTCCGCTAACTGCAGCTGCCGCTCAGATCAAGATGGGCGACAAGAATGAGGCAGAGCAGTTTAAAGCTCGCCGTCAGTCAGCCGCTACTTCATGGCAGACCGAAGCGTGGGAGTACTACGACGCTATTGGTGAAATCAAATATGCTTTCAACCTTGTTGCATCTGTTGTTTCTCGTATCCGCCTCTACGTTGCCGTAGTTGACGACCCAGCCGAAGCGCCGACCCCGGTAAACAAGTCTGACACTGTTAAGCAGGACCTAGCTTCTGCTGCAGAGCGTGCTCTAAAGCGCCTTGACTCGGCTTACGGAGGCCAGTCAGGTCTTCTTAAGGACTGCGCGCTAAACCTTCAGGTCACTGGCGAGTGCTATCTAGTTCAGGTTCCAGAGCGTCTAGGTTCTGGACTTCCAGAGTCATGGGATATCCGCTCAACTGACGAGCTTCAGATTGACCAAAAGGGTAACTACATTATTAATCCTCGTCGCGAAGTTGGCGGAGGATCTTCCTCGATGGCGGGCAAGAACGCTATTAAGCTTCCAAAGGATGCCTTCATTGGTCGTGTTTGGAAAGCTCACCCACGCTATAGCCAGGAGTCTGACAGCTCGCTACGCGGCCTTTTAGATCTTTGTGCGGAACTACTACTCTTGAACCGCACCTTCCGCGCTACGGCACGTTCTCGCCTCAACGCTGGTGCTCTTTACTTGCCAGACGGCCTATCAGTTGCTGCCTCGCCAGACCCAGACTACCCGTACGACGAAGACGGCGAGTTTAACGAGCAGTACAACATGGAAGAGGCTGCCGACGACTTCGAAGACCAGCTCATCGATGCGATGACCACTCCGATTAAGGATGAGGACTCAGCGTCTGCTGTTGTTCCACTTATCATCCGCGGTCCTGCAGAGCTTGGTGACAAGATTAAGCAGTTCAAGTTCGAGCGTTCATTTGACGACTCACTAGTTGCACGTGCTGACCGAGTTCTTGACCGCATCATGCAGGGTCTAGATGTTCCAAAGGACATCGTTACTGGTCTTGCCAACGTTAAGTACTCAAACGCTATGCAGATCGACGAGTCTCTCTACAAGGCTCACATCGAACCGCTGATGCTTTTGATTGCAGATGCACTGACTGTTGTTTACCTACGTCCATACCTAGTTGCTAACGGTTACTCAGCTGCTGATGTCAACCGCCTACACATCTGGTACGACCCATCGGCTGTAGCTACTCGTAACGACCGCGCTTCGGATGCTGATGCAGGTTTCGATAAGATGGCTGTCAGCTTCGACACCTGGAGACGTACTCACGGATTCTCAGATCAGGATGCCCCTACAGCTGCAGAGCTAGCGATGCGTCTAGTAATCAACAAGGGTGCTATCACTCCAGAGTTTACTCAGGCCCTTCTTGGTGCTGTTGCTCCAGATATCATCAACCTAACTCGTGAGATCCAGCAGGAAGAATCTGTTGCCCCGATCCCGCCAGAGCTAGACAAACTTCTCAATGACGCTAACGCCCCTACAGCAGAAGCGGTACCTGAAGGTGAAGCTACCCCTGCTGCCCCGATTATCCCACTAGCAGAGCCAGAGGCCCTATAACATGCACGACTACGAAATGGAACCTATCCAAGTAAACCCAGAGAACTCTGGTGTTGATCTAGCGCTCCTACTTGCTCGCACCGTTGCTGACTCTGTTGTGGCAGCTAGCATTGCTCATGGTTACCACTGGAACGTGCTCGGCCCAGACTTCATCGAGTACCACGAGTTCTTCGGCGAGATTTATGCAGACTTTGATGGTTCGATCGACCCGACTGCAGAGCTAATCCTCACCCTAGGCCACGAAGCTCCATATTTGCTTACTGATTTCCTAGACCTCACCTGCATCCAGGAAGAGCGCATCGAGGGCGACAACACCGCTGCTATGTTCGAATCCCTTCACCGCATCAACGGCATTCTTATCGGTCAGTTTGACAAGGTCTTCGCCATGGCCACCGACATTAACCGCCAAGATGTTGCTGACTTTGCAGCAGCGCGTCTAACTTCCCTGCACAAGCAGGCGTGGCAGATTAAGGCAACTCTAGGTATTCGCTAAGCCTATAAAATAGCCCCGGAGCTTATGTTCCGGGGTTTATTTTTACCCTAATCCAAATAACATACCCCAGTGTTCTGTAAACTTTAAATAGGCTATTTTTAGCACCATAGACTTATCGCGTTTTTTGGCGGTCAAAAGAAGGATACGCATGTCTTATCTAGACAAATTCAAGCTTGAAGCAATTGTTGCCGGTATCGGCTTTAACGACGGCGCTAACAAGGGCTTCTGGAGAATCCAACCTCGCGACCGTATCAAGCGTTGGGTTGAGATGGGTGCCGAGCTCCGTGCAGCGATCAAGGCTAACGGTAAGGTAATCAACGCTCACGGGCGTTCAGTTGGTTCTACCGGTAAGCCAGACGAAGTTCGAGTTTTGTTTGAAGGTCTAGGCGATGCTGGCATCCCAGACGGTGTCTATGCCGTCCCTTCTCGCTTCATTGAAAAAGTTACCGCTGTTCTTCCAGAAGAATATGTAAAGAACAAGGGTGGCAAGCTAGCCACCGACGTTAAGCCTCTAAGCACTGACGGCGACGTTCCTGACATCGCTGAGCTAGAGCGTGCTGACGTAACCCCTGATGACATTCGCGTTGCTAACGAAGGTATCAACTCTCCAGAAGGTAAAGAGCAGGAAGCTTTCAAGGACTCAGAAGAGGGTAAGGCCATTGCCGAGCTTCCAACTGGAACCGAAGAACCTATCTCTGGCAACGAAGCAATTGACCAGGCAACTGCCAACGAAGAGCCTTCTTCTCCAGACGACCTAATCAGCAATGCCTTGAACAAGGCTGGCAATGACGAGCCTGTAAATGTTGATGACCTAATCATGGCCATGAAGCGTCCTAGCAAGCTAGAAGACGAGGGTGTCGATGATGTCTATGACCCATCTAAGGACAAGAACCTTGTAAAGAAGGCCCCTGCCGGAACTGTAAAGAGCTTCCCTCAGGACCTTGTACGTGGCACAGTTGTCCGCGACAAAGATGGTAACGAGCAGGGTGTAATCCTAGATAAGCCAGAGAAGTTTACTGCTAGCGATGGCAGCACCGGCTATTCTTTCCACACGATGCTACCAGACGGTACTATCAAGCAGTTGAAGCTACGCCGCGAGCAGGAGCTTTATACCGACACCAAGCGTCGTGAAGACCGTAACCTTCCTCAGGCACCTACCGCCTCGGACAAGCCAGCTCCGGCCCCTAAGGAAACCCCTAAGGCTCCAGAAGCTCCTAAGACTCCCGAAGCTCCAAAAGAGCCGAAGGCCCCGAAAGAGCCAGAGGCTCCTAAGACTCCAGAGGTTCCACCAGTAGACGAGGCCCCTAAAACTCCTGAGTACGACGGCCCTACCTTTATCCCTAAGGAGCGTCCAGACAACGGTCAGGACATTGCCTTCCCGGAGACTGACGAGAACACCCTCTGGGCCAAGAAGGTTGCAGCTCTTCGCGATGAGAACGGTAACAAGGTTCGCGCTGTAGACCCAGAAACTGGCGAGTACAAGTCTACTTTTGCTGAAGACCCTGACGCTGTCCTCAGCGCACTTCTAGAGGAGTACCCTGACGCTGCTGTGCTAGATGATGGCGGCATTCTTGTAGAGCGTGCCTCATTCGCTGACCCGGACGGCACTGAGTACAAGATCGAGAGCATTATTCGACGTACTACCGGGGCTAACTACATGAATAGCTACCGCATCACCGAGCCAGATGGCACTTCAAAGGAATACTTCAGCCACGACTACCGCGACTCATTCCAGTCCATTCACGGTAAGAAGAATGGCATTATGCGCATGAGCGCGATTCTTAAGGGCGAGCTAAGTCCGATCAAGGATAAGAAGTCTAAAGAGTACAAGGCATACTTTGGTACTGGAAAGCTAGAAGATCGCCTAAAGTACTTCCGCGGAAAGAACAAGTCTAAGGTTACTGAAGACCAGCTTCTAAAGAACCTTGCACGAGCAGAGGCTCGCGGCAAGGAAGACGAGATCGGCCTAGCCGAGTATAACCTAAAACTGCTACGCGAAGAGTTCGGTGGAAACATCGAAGCATATCGTGAAAATGCAACTATCCAAAACATGAAGCTTCTCACCCTAGAGGAGACTGCAGACAAGTTCCTAACTGGACGATTCTACCTAGTAAATAACGCCGAGGGTAAGAGCAAGGGTACCGTTCTTCGTAGTGCCGTTGACGGCATCTACGGAGCTGTCGAGAGTAACCAGAACGATGCTGTAGTCGAGGGCCTAAAGGAGCTATCAGGTCGTCTTCCTGACCTAGTAAAGAACCCTAAGATTGCGCAGATGGTTCTAGATAGATTCCGCGCTGGAGTAGCGAAGCGCTTCCCTGATGGCAACAAGAGCGTCCTCAGTGCGCTTGTAACTAATGGATATAAGAGCTGGACTAAGCAGGATTACGACTCTGCTGCCGTAGAAGAAGCTCCGCACGTATCATGGAACGGCACTATCATTGCGCCTGATATGTTGGTGGAGTATACAAACAATAACAATGACAAGTCTGTTGGTGTAGTTCACTCGGTTGTCCCTAGTGATAAGAACGTAGACCCTAACAGCCCTAACCAGTACTTCGACTACATCAAGGTCTCATTTAGAGGTCAAGACGGTAAGCTACAACCTCCTGTAGTTGTCTCCGCAAAGAACACCAAGGTTCTAGACGCAGGTAGCGTATTCGATGACAATGGTGACATCATCGACGAGGCAGCTAGCCAGCTGACCATCTACACTCCTAACCTAAAGGGCGAAGAGCTGCGCCGTGCTCGATTTGGTGACCGATACATCCAGCTACAGAAGTCTCGCTATCGGGACATGTTCCCGGGTGCCACGGACTCTATCTCTAGCGGATACAGCCCTCGAGCCGTAGACCCTGCTCTATACAATGTTGATGACCTAACCCCTGGCAACTACTTGTATGACAGCGAGGGCCTACCTGTAGGTCAGATTGCTGCAGTCCGTGAAACCACCTCTGAGTCGGGCGACAAGGGTTACACCTTTGCTCACGTCGATCCTCAGGGCGTCGTTGGGTTCACTTCAGTTAAGGCTGGCGAGACTCGCGCACCTAAAGCAGATATTTCGAAGGAAGATGGTCGTGGATCATCAGCTTCAGACGAAGGCTTTACACCTAACCCGGCTGACTTCCGTGATGCTGGCCTAGATGTAGAGGGTATCGGATCTGATGCTTCCGATGCTGAGCAGGCATTTGTCGATACCGTAGTCGACAACAACTTCCTAAGCAGTGGAGAGGCTATCGTAACTGCTGCTAGTCTAGCTCAGGTACTACGTGCCAAATATGATTACGAGAATAGCGACTCGGACGAAGCCAAAGCTGCTGCTAAAGAGACGTATAAGAAGCGCGTCACTGACTTCTATACTCGTTTGGCTAAGCACAAGGCTATGGTTGCTCAGTTTGAAGGTACGGAATACGATCCAGATTCTGTACCTAGCGACTCAATCCTAGACGCTGCTGATGTAGTGGCTATTAATGGAAAAATTAAAGCTACCCAGAAGCCTTTTAAGGCTACTACTAGAAACAGCAACAGGACTGTAGTCAACTATGACGAGCTTGTAGCAGAGTACTCTAAGCCAGAGAATACATACTCTGGATATCTACCAGAGGGATGGAAAGCATCAGAAGGCTCGTCAGTAGTTGCAGACGCCGAGCGAAAGGCCAGGACTGGCTTTACTCAGATGACCGATGCTCTCCTAGAGGGTAAGGGTGCTATTTCTGAGTCAGTATTTGACGCTCTCGCTAGAAAAGCTGCTTTGGAGCTATTTGTCGACTTCTCTGGTGTTAAGGCCCCTACCTACCACCGATTGACAAATGCTACCGGCGACCGTGTTGACGTTAGTAAGAATACTAGTTCTGGCAAATATGTCGCTAACGAGGACTACCTCGATGTCTCTGCCTCTGTAATCAGCTCTCTTCGCGACAAGCTAGATCTAGGGGACGCCCCACTAACGCACGTACTTCAGAGCTCACGCGATGCCCTTGGTACCGGTGGCGCTTTCGGGTACGTTTGGAGCGATGCCATGTTTGATAGAAACGAAAATTTCGCCAACTTCCACTCAATTGTCGATCGAGTAAATCGTTTTATCGAAGATCTACAGTCTTCTCCTCGAGAGGAGTTCGTTCAGGGTAAGACTTGGTTTGCCGTGGATCTAGGCCAGAACCCCGAGCTTGCTAAGCGTTACGTAGCATCTCACGAGCTTGGCCACGTAATGCAGGGTAAGATCCTAAGAAACCTAGGCATAACCCCTAACCAGCGCGAATGGGATAAACTATACGGCCCGGTTGCTGACTCATACCGAATCAGCCAGTATGGTACCTCGAACTACAACGAGCACTTTGCCGAGTCGTTCGTTCGATGGGAGCTTACTGGTGAAGCCGAGCCTCAGTTCCTAAAATTCCTTACTGACGCTAGACTATTGAAGAACAAGTAGGATAGGATAAACCCATGAGCGAAGCACAAAGACCATTCAACCCGATAATCTCTATCCTTGGAGACACCTTCCAAGAGG